TTCTCGCAGCTTCTCTTGCGGCCTCTCTTGCTGCAGCTGCAGCTTTCTCCGCGATCTCCGCAGAAGCTTCACCTTGTCCAACTAGAGAATCTAATTTGGTATTTTGGTCTTTTAACTGCTCTGTTAATTTACTTAACGTAGATTCTGAAGCTGGATCTCCTACTGGCAAATCTAATTTGGTATTTTGGTCTTTTACCTGTTCTGTTAATTTATTAACCGTGCCTAACGTACCCAGATTATCTTTTGCCATTTACATTCTCCCTTGTTTAGCATTTTGTTCTCTCACTCTATCGTTTTCTTCTTTAATCCATTGTTGTAATAACATTACATATATTTCTCTTTCAAATGGAATCATATTATCTAGTTCTGTTAAACTCCATTTATGATGCTGAATCAAAGCGAAGTTTGTTTGATAATGATTCGCCAGAGTGTCATGACTCAGCCCTATCCGAAAAAAGAGTCAATCCCCTCAAGTAGCAAAGGTGCTGACTTATTACATTTTGGACATGTCCACGTAACTTCATGTTTCAATCTCGGCATTGATTCAAAAAAGTTTCGTATTTTACCAAATTGTTCAGTATTAAGAGATTCTACAAAATCTGTTAATTCTTTTTTAGTAGAATCTTTCGCTTTGTATATTTCATCATCTTCCCAAATATATTCAATACAATCATTAATCATTTTAAATACTCCCTCAGGATCCATTCCCCCATCTTTGGTCGTATATTTTTGTACTGAATCAAGTTGAGGATATCCTAGTTTTATACCGATATCTTCTGTAAGTTCTATCTTAGAATCTATTATTTTTGAAGTATCGACTTTTATATCATCAACCTTGATTTTTATTTCAGCATGACCAGGACAGTCAGATTCACATTCAATAGACTCTGGTTTTTTTAGATTTACGGTTATTACATCACCAATTGATTTTCCCCTAAGTTGAAGAAAAACATATTCGATGTCATAAGGTGCGAGAGTATCAAGATCTACCGTTCCTTCTGTACAAGCAGATATGATATCTTTCATAGCTTTGGTTATAGTAGATACGTTTTGATCTTCCGCAGCCATTAATAATGTCTTTTCTTCTTTTACAAGAAAAGGTCTGTAACTGACTTTTTTACCAGAAGATGGTATTGTCAATTCATAAGTGGGTGTGCTTACCTTTGGTAAAGCCATAATATTCTCCTATAATAATGTATAATAATTTAATTTTCTTGTGTCCACCAGTTATATACTATATCTATTGAAAAATCTACCAATTCACTACTTTCCCATCCAAGATCTATACCACTTATTGTTTTCGGCCAAGCTTCATGTAATGTTACTTTATGGGTAGGACTATCTGCGTTTTGTGATTCTTCATCGTAAACTGAAATTGTAACTGTTCCTATGAAATCTTTATAATATTGCATATTGTATGAATCTACACTTTGTATATGATCTATCCAATCATACCAAAATTTTCTTGCGGACCAATCATTTGTACCTAAGAAAGTAATTGATATAGGTTCTTCCGTCATTTCATAAGGAACTTCTAAAGAAAATTTACCACCACTTCTGTAAGTAGTTGTTCCAAAAGATCTACTTGGTAATGATACAGATTTAATAAGAAATTCTATATCAGCAACTTGAACATTAGTATTCAATAAGCCCGGTGGTATAATTTCAACAGTAAATCTATTTCTTTTTGCATAACTTCCTAAACCGTCCACTTTGGACATAAAATCACTTATTGCAAATCTTGCCGGTCCCGCCATTAGAACATTCCTCCGCTATGAGCCCATACTTGTTTTTTGGATGCTTTCTTAAATCTCTCTACTGGTAGAAAAAGAGCTACTTCCCATTCATCTGCATTAACAAGAACAAATTTAGAATTAACTTTAGAATTAAGATATCTGTGTATTGTTGGTTTTGCTCGTTTAATCTTAGTGAAACCTTTTAACATATCGTATGTTAATTGTAATTTAGTTGTTTCATCATACTTCTTATTATTAGCAAAAGCCTTAAGTTGATCCATTAATACTGCTCTATCTTTTGGATTTAGATAATGAAAGTTCAATCCAAGAAAACCATCGTTATATCTCTCAATAGGAAAAACTAAAGGAAACGTATCATACCAGGGAAGTTTATCTTTCCATTTAGGATTATAAGAATAGAAATACATTTTCCCTAACACACTCTTTGATTCTAATTGTTCAGTACGTGAGAGTATTTTTTGTGGGGTTTCACTAGAAAATTTCCCCTTAGTTCGGTTAACAATAGAGCGAAACCAATCACCGGCCGCCCTTGCTTTAGCGGCCACTTGGTTTGTTTTTATTGCGTCTTTTAATTTATCCAAATAAGATTCTTCTACTGTAGCCATAATATAACTATTTAGTTGTTAGAGTGTCCTCTGTTATTATTTGCCATTTCCATCCTTTGGCTTCACAAAACAATTCCGCCGCCTTCCATTTAGCTTCATTAACTCCCCATGTTTTTACTTCTTTGAGGTATCTTCTTCTATGTTTGGGGTTGAGTTTAGGAGGCTTTGTTTGTTTTTTAGGTTTGATTTCAATTAGAGATTCACCTTGAACAGTTTTAACCCAAAAATCTGGAAAATATCTATGTAATCTATTGTCAATAGGTGAACGATAGGGTATAATAATCTCTTCACTTGACCAACGCAAGACTTCAGGTTGTCGATCTAAGTATTTCATGAAGGTTAGTTCCCAACCAGATCGATAAATAATTTTAGTATGATCGCCCTTGTATTTTTTATAGTTCTGTGGGCGAAATTTTCCTTTGTATGCCATATAAATATATAGATAGTTTAATAATACCAATCACAAAAGGAGATATCTAATGGCTGGCAGCCCACACGACAATACCGCCCCAAATCCAACAGCACCCGCTACACGATCAATGCAATATATGGAATATCCATCGAATCTTGGAAATTCAACCGGCGGCAGAGGGGGTAGTAATAGTGGAATAGAAAATTGGATAGCCTTTGAAGCTTTCGATTTCAAAAGTTCAAGGCCGGTGTTTGAGATAGCATTGTATATTCCCGGCGACGCCTTAAACACATCATATAAATCAGAATATGAATCAGTTAATTTGGGTGGTTTGGGAGCCCAAACAGATAAAGCTGTTAGAGCAATGGGGCAAAATGGTGGTATGAGTATTGACACATTGAAAAGTGTTTTGTCCGCACAAGGTTCAGCTGCAGCAAGTGAAGGAACAACTGTGGGAATGCTTAAAGCTGGAGAAAGAGCAAATCTCATGGTAGAAGGAACAAAAACTGTAATGGAACGAGCACAAGGTGCTGTACTTAATCCTTATACTGTTGCAGCATATAAAGGTCCTACTGATATGAGAACACACGAATTTTCTTTTGCAATGCATCCTCAAGATGCGGGTGAATCCGATTCTTGTGTGGGAATTGTAAATGCTTTCAAAAAAGCCATGTTACCTTCTCATGGAGGAGGAAGTAACATGACTGCGCCTTCAATGTTGTTTAGTTATCCTGATACATTTACAATTACTTACTATGTCAATGGACAAGCTTTACCACGTTCCGGTTCAAACCCCATGTTTAATATAGGAAAATCTGTATTGACTGGTTGCGATTTAGATTTTACTACAGAAAGTGTACCTCTATTTTTTGATGGTACACAAAAGCCAGTAAGTATATCAATGAAACTTTCGTTTATGGAGCTAGAAGTGATGTATCGAGAACGAATAGATCAAGGAGCATAACTTATGTCTGAATTTTTTCAACATTATCCACAAATTAATTATGATATTTCAGGTGCAAAACCCCCAAAAACTAAGACTGTGATTAATATTATGATTAAGGCAAAATTAAAAAGCATGCTTATAGATGATGTTGTTAATTATTTTCCTTATGAAATACCAGAATCAGAACGACCTGATGTAACTGCATTTAAGATATATGGCGATGTAAAATATACATGGTTAATTTTTTTAATTAACGACATATATGATCCTATTTTCGATTGGCCTTTAAACTCCCGAGAATTAGGGAATTATATTAAAGATAAATATGGTTCTCTCTCGGCAGCAAAAGATACCATACATCATTATGAACAAATTGTTAGAAGGAGAATAGAAGCAACTGGAACAACAGAAGCAATTCCTTTGGCATGTATGGAAGTTGATTTAACAACTTATAATTCTCTTGATGAAGCTGACCGAGACATTATATATTGTTATGATTGGGAAGTAACTAGAAATGAAAATAAACGGCCAATTAAATTAATTGATAAAAAATATGTTGCAGGTATACTTTCTGAACACGCGGAGAAATTAATATAATGGCCGAAAAACCTACGATAATGGATAGGAGAGAGGCGAGGATTGGCCAGAATCCACAGTCTGCTACTCATGGATCTAAATCTGATTTTATAAAAAATCCAAAAGAGGGTTTTATTCCCTCATATCCAGGTGAATATGAGCTCAAGAAACTTACTATTACTTCACCAAATAGAAAAGGATATATTGATCTAAAAGCGGCTTGGTCAGATTTCAATATTTATGAAGATATTTTTGGAAACTATCTTACTGGAAATATACAGATAGTAGATGGTGTAGGATTAATGGAGAGTGTTCCTCTTATTGGAGAAGAAACTTTACACATTCAAGTAAAAACTACCGGTCTTACAAGACAAAGAAATCAAAATACAATTCCCGGCCCGTTTGAAGGAAGTCAAAATGAGGGTTTGATTGATTTACAATTTAGAGTAGTTAAAATTTCTGGAATTAGGAAACTTAATGAGGGAATTCTGACTTATAAATTATCCTTTTCTTCTGAAGAGGCTATTTTAAATCTAAAACAAAAAGTTAAAAAATCAGCTCTTGATCCAGTTTCCCTTGAACCACGAAAAATATCTGATGTAGTAAAATCTCTTTATAGACAATTTTTTCAACGAGGCAGGGTAAATGCCAAACGTATTTTTATTGAACCTACTAAGAACCTTACAGATTTAATTATACCAAATCAAACACCATTTAAGGCTTTCGAGTTTTTAGCTTCAAGATCTGTATCTGCAGGTAAACATGCTGCTGGATCTAGTTATGTTTTTTATGAAAGTACAAGAGGATTCTTTTTTATTTCTATGGAAACCCTTATGGCCGGTGGTGGTTTGGGATATAGTACAGTAGCGGGTAGTCCAGGCTCACCTACTGAATTAGTATATAATGCACCAGAAGAGCCTGTTAAAGAAGTGTATGTAGTACAACCAAAAAGATTAGGCGTTAGTAATGATTCACCTACAAATGTTGCTATAGAAATGACCGCGGTTGATGATTATACATTTTCGGCTAATTTTGATGTTCTTGAAAATTTAACATCAGGAATGTATGCAAATAGATTACTTACACATGATTTAGTTAGAATGAAATATGATACATTAGATTTTAATTTAGTAGATCCAACTTCTTTAGGGGCCCAGACAAGACAAACTCCAGAGGGTGCGACTGAAGTATTAGATTTTCAAACTCTTGCAGCTGATGCTAAAAACTTTAGTGATTCTTTTACTCATTTAGGAACAGGAAAATTAGCTACTGAAAAGCAAGATGCTTTGGGTGCTCCTGAATCGGTGGTGAGTTTTTATCCTTCTAATTTTGCACATGATGTTCGATTTAAAGAAGATCTAGGATCAAAAGGCGTAAAGGGGGGAAATAAAGCCGCATTAAATATTCAGCCAAATAGAGTAGAACAATGGATGCAATCCCGAATGGTACAAAGTCAACAGGCTACTAATATTAAATTAAATATTAGAGCTCCCGGATTATCTACTAGAGCAGTGGGTGATTTAATAGAATTCAAATTACCCACAACTTATCTTGAAGATAGAGATGGGGTTACACAATCTCAACATCATACGTATTTAAGTGGTTATTATTTAATTACTAAATTGCGACATCATTTCACTAGAGATAAGTATGAAATAGAATTTGAGGCAATAAAAGATTCATTAAAAGTTCCACCTGGAAGAGATAGATCAGTTTCACCGGCCGATGATACATCAACAGTAACAAGTCCCGCACAGGGCTGAGATAGGATAATTACTATGGCATATTTTATGGGAAAAGGTGGATTTGTTTGGTGGCAAGGAGTTGTCGAAGACCGCCATGATCCTCTTTATCTTGGTAGATGTAAAATTAGAGTTTTGGGGTGGCATTCAGAAAATAAGAATGATCAACCAACTGCAGGACTACCGTGGGCATATCCTGTTTCACCTATTACTTCAGCAAGTCAAACAGGAGTGGGTACAAGTCCTTTAGGTCCAGTTGAGGGTACATGGGTTATCGGATTTTATCGCGATGGTGAAGCTGGACAAGAACCTATGTTTTTTGGAACAGTTGGTGGTATTCCTGAACTAGATGCAAAGGGAGTTAATAATGATGGAACGGCAACAGGTGGTCAGGGATTTCTTGATCCAAGATTAGAAGAAGGTGATCAAACGGGCCACCCAGAATTTGGTGATGAAATAGGACCGAGAACTTTACGATATAATCCTATGGTTGATATGGTTCCCAGAGAACCAGCAACTATTGTTCATGATTCAAATCCTGATCCTTCTGAATCCCCACAATCGGTTAAAATTTCAACAGAAGTCACAGCAAATGGTGCAGGGGTAAGAGCGTTAATCGGCCAAACCGGCCCTCGTGCACCAGTTCCACCATTTACTGTTAAAGTTGTAGAACAGCCACTTAGATCAACATATCCTGATACAGGTTTAGCAAACTCGGCCATATCAACAACTAGAAAATTAAATTATTTAAAAGAACCAACTACAAATAGATTAGCAAGGGGGATTCGAGGAAATACTGATACGAGTGATCCAAGAGTTTCAGGTATTGTATTTGAAAAAATGCAGAATCGGAAAGCTGGTCAAATGGAAATTCCTACCGCAGATGGTAAGAATTGGTCTGAACCTAGAGTTCCTTGGCAAGCAATCTATCCATACAATCACGTTCATCAAACAGAGAGTGGACACATTGTTGAAATGGATGATACTCCCAATTGGGAAAGAATGCATTGGTATCATAGAACAGGTACTTTTACAGAAATACATCCTGTTGGAATCAAGGTTGATAAGATTGTAAACAATTATTATAATATTATTTTAGGAGCAAAATATACACATATTGAAGCGGGTGATTATACGACTGTTGATGGTTCACAAGAAAATTATATTCTTGGTAATAAAGTGGACAAGGTTGATGGTGATTATTCTATTGCAATAAAGAGGGGTAGATTTAATGTTAATAATCCATTAGGTGCCATTAATCTACAAGCCGGTAAACTGTCAATTAAAGCATCAGAGACACTTACCATGTCGGCCAATAATGTGATTATTGAAAAGAAATCCGCCGCGGCCTCTGAAACAACTACAGGTGATGAGAAGAAGACAGTAGGTGGAAAATTAACAATGCAAACAGGAGCATTTAGTTTAAATGCTCAAGGTTCTTTGGGTATGCAGGCTGGTGGGGGAATGACATTCAATGCTACTGATTCTATAAATGAATCTATATTTGGAGTGTTACCAGGAATGACAATGGGTTATGCTAAAAAAACTTCCGCCACTTTAGGTAAGATTGGAATGGAAAGTACAGATAATCTAGTTTCAGGTGGAATTGAAATGAATTTAGGTCTTGCGGGTTTAGGTGCATCTATAGCATTGAAGCCTCTTGGAGATATAGAATTAACTTCCGTTTTAGGAACTAGTGGTATTAAAGGACAGGCAATATTGGGAAATGTAGATTTTTCTAGTTTGGCGGGAAATGTACAAATGAGCAGTTTATTATCTACACTTAAATTAAGTGTTTCAGGTGAAGCATCTATGCAGGGGTTATTAGGTGAAGTAACGGTTGGAGCTTCAGGTAAGGTAAAAGTTAAAGGTCTAATTGCTTCATTAGCAGAAATATTAAATGAATTAATAGATATTGTAGTAGAACATACACATCCAACTGGAACAGGACCGTCAGGGCCGCCAATGCCTCCGGCTTCTGTTAAGTTACCATTACTTAAATCTTTAAAAATTGGTGGGAGTTTAGAATAATGGCATTAGTTAAAGCAACAATGATGGCTGAGTTGGCCGGTGTCTTTGCGGGGCCTGCGCCGAGTGCTATGAAGCCAGGACAAGATATTGCAAAAGCATTTAAAAATTACTTGATGATGGGGATGAACGCGGGTGGATTTCCTGCATCGAATGTGGTAGATGCTGGAGCTGGAGCTGGAATAGGGGGAGTATTTGCACAACAATTACCTGTAGGTGCAGCAATTGGTTCACAGATAGCAACCCAATTAACTACTATGGCATTAACATTTATGTCTGGTCAACAAATAGGGCCGCCAGTTGCATCCCCATCACATACACCACAACTGATACAATTATTTTCTGGGCATCAGCCATCGGGAATGAATTTCGCAAAAGAGTTATCAGGTATATTAGATACATGGACAAAAACATGGGTGGTAAGTGGTATGATTCCGGGCGCGCCGCCAGTACCATTTTCAGGACCTTTATCATAGGATATAACAATGGCAGGAGCAATTGATAAAAAAATAAATGATGTAATAAAAGACTTGGAAGATAGTCCAGCAAATCATATTATGGCTAGGGCAGCGATTCTTGACTCTATTACATTATCTAGAGAATTTTCACAGACTTTTCTTAATGCATTGTGTGAAAAATTTACTTCTAGTTCGGGAAGTTATTCTCTTCATGAAATATGTGTAGCTTTGGCAAAACAAAGAAATATATGTTTTGGAGCAAAGGCTATTGCAACAAGTTCAGCTAGTTTTGATCTTCCATCCTATGAAACAGTAAATGGTGCATTGGGTCTATCTGAACCCAATACTTCTTTTTTCGGATTTAAGGCTACAGATATTGATGAAAAATATACTATTAATTTAACTCCTGCACCTGGAACACAAACACAAGATGGTAATACATTTAGTACATATATTCAAGATTATTATCTAGTTAGATCAAGAGTAAACGGAGAATTAGTAGACATTGTAGATGATGTTACTCCATATTCTACACCAGATACGGAAACTACTTTTGGTAATGCAGTTGCTTGGGGTGGAGATGTAACAACTGAAGCGGGAACATGGAACGCGGACTATGCAAAAGTAAATATTTCTAGTGTAGCAGTACAAAGTGCAGGACAGTATAATGAATTAAATACTATAACATTAAATGATCCCTTAACAGTAGGGGCCAATGCCGATTATACTCCATTAGGCCCGGCCTTTGGTCAGAAATTTTATTTAAAAAGACATAATGATTTTGTAGAACAATTCACTATCACTGGTACAACTACGACTGGTAGTTTAGAGATAACAGGAGTATCAGACACCGATCTCGCGAAAATCAAATTTGGAGATGTAATTAGTGGTACGGGTATTCCAGATGATAATGTGTCAATCGCAGCGGTTCAAGCCGCGGATAGTAAATTTAAACTCAGTAATACAGGAATTGCATCAACGAATGGTACGGTTACTTTTACTGTAAATAGTGTACCGGTTGGTTATGCTGAGAATGATATATTTTGTCAAATAGAAATAGTTGCAGAGGGACTTGTTAAAAATGACAATTGGAAACCTTTGGGTGATGGTGTAGGAAATTATAGTGGAACGGATGCTGGCGCAGATGAATTGTTAGTTGCAAGCACTTCTCAATTTATAGGATTACTAGGTTTTTTTGATCCAGGAAATGTTACAGGTTCAGATGAGAATGATTTGACAAAGGGGGCTAGTTATACTTCAGAAGGAAAAGAATATAATGGAACTAGTTATCCAGATATAGAAAACAATCCAATTTTTCCGGCTGTTTCTGGAACTGCTAAAGAGCATGGAACAAAAGAAGGTGAAATGACAGGAACACAACCAAGTGGATTGAGTGATAAAGATGTTTATTGTGGTAGATATGTTTCATGGACTAAAGACAGACAAGATGGTACTCCCCAAAAAGTAGGAGAATATAGATATAAAGTTGATAATGCTGAAAAATATTTTTATGCATTACCAAGTCATTTGGGGTATGATTATGGTACTACAGGTGATGTTGTTGCAGATCCTAATCATCCACCAACTGTTTTAGCGGCTCCACCAGCAGGTTCAGAAACAGAACCACGAAATATATGTCCAAGAGCAGGCATGACTTCGATTGTTACAAGGGTTACATCTGCTACAACTACTATTGGTGCAACAACTTGTGGTGTTGCAAATACAACAACAGTACCGGCAGATGATGC